GTCAAGATTTGGAGTAAAGATTATCGGGCAGGCAAAATGGAGGGCATAAGGGTTGAACACACTAGAACTAGTGATGCTTTGATTGAACTTGAAAGAGCAAAAGTTATTTCAAACGCTCAAATGCAAGCAATTCTAGATTTGATTTTAGAAAAACTTACAGATGTAGCTGACATTGATTGAACTGATTGTGGCTGTTTTACTGTTTATCCTTATTGCAGTGCTTGTAACACTGTCTTTGGCTGTTGTGATGTCGTATGTCACTCAGGCAAGTTATGTTGATCCTATTGATGAAAGATTAGATGATGATTGAAATTTTAGAGTTTTTGTTTCCTAAAACTATGAGAACATATTGGTATTCGGCACGCCTGACAGGTAGAGCAGCAGGTATCAATGAGGTTCGTGCTCAAATACATGCCGAAATTCGTGTGTTGTTGAGGGCAAACAATAAAGTGAAAGATAAGGCGACAACTGAACGTATCGCTGAACTGCATTTCATTTTAGGTCAGACAAAGAAGTTGACTAACTATGTTAACTAGAGCTATTGATGAAGCGGTTGAACTGTTGAGGGACAAGGATCTTGTTTGGTCAAGTGATTTAGAAGATGTCAAGTTGAATTTGGCAGATTTGTTGCTTGCTTGTGCTGCACAAGGCGACATCATGCAGACTTTGGCAGATAATTTTGCTAAGAAACTTATTCACGCAGATACAACTGCAACAGTTTATGATCTGAAGTTAGAGAAACGCTGATGCTTGAAGATTTGTCTATCCCTACAAAGAAATTTAACTGCAAAGTGAGAACAGTCAAGGCAGGGCTATCTAAAGAGGATGCACAAATCTTAGAAACAGCTGTGATGAACCCTGAATGGCCTTGTCGCACATTAGAAAACGCTTTATCGAATAAGGGGATTGCTGTGTCAGAGAAAACAATTAAACAGCATAGAGAGAAGCGTTGCTCATGTTGGAAGGTTTAAGCACACCTGCACCAAAGGTCACTGCACCTGAAGGTTGGAGTCCGTCAGTAACTTTTGATGGCAAAGGTGGGGAAGCAGTTCTACCTCCTGTCGTTGATGGTGAAGCAACAGATGTTGACGGATTTTTGCGTGAAGCAGGCATCAATCCTGACGAAATAGAAATTGTGGGCGAACCTAGAATTAGTCGCTGGCAAGTTGCTAGACCATTCCCGTTAGAGCCAATGTGGATGACATCTGTCAGGATTCGCTGGATTAAAAGAAACTCAACAATAGATTTACCTTTGCTTTATTCGCTTGCTAAGAAAACTAAACGAGTCGTGCCTAAGCCTGTGCAGTCGGATAAAGCGTTAGTTGTTTTATGGAGTGATTTGCAGGTTGGGAAAGTAGATCACAGAGGTGGCGTTGATGCCATGATTCAGAGAGTCGCAGAAACACAGCTAGAACTAATCAAGAAGGTAAAGTCAGTTCGACCTGAACGCATCATCTTTTGTGATGTTGGGGACACTATCGAAAACTTTGGGAACGCTGCAGACATGCATCAACTACAATCCAATGACCTCAGTATTATGCAACAGGTTGATTTGGCCACATCTTTCGCTTACGAAGTTTTGAAAGAACTAAGCAAGTTTGCACCAATAACTTACTTATCTGTAGGAAGCAATCACTGTCAATGGAGGGTCAATAAACAGCGTGTCGGTAAAGCCACAGATGATTGGGGTATACATATTGGTAGGACTTTGGCTAGGCTCGCTCACGAAGTCGGATTAGACATAACATTTCACGAACCTGCACCGCATGACGAATCGCTTGCCTTAGATGTTTTCGGTGATGGCTTTCATGTTTTGGGTATGGTTCATGGACATCAAGCGAACAGACCTGACTCTATTCCTGACTGGTGGAGGAAGCAGGCTTTTGGTAAGCAACCTATCCATGCAGCAACAACACTCGTTTCAGGTCATTTTCATCATCTAAGAGTTATCGAGTTAGGTTCAACTCAGCGAGGTTCATCTCGCTATTGGGTTCAGGCATCAACGCTTGACAATGGATCTAACTGGTGGAGGACATCACAAGGCGAAGACAGTCAACCAGGGCTTGTCTGTTTTGAACTTGAACGTAACAAAGACTTTACAGGGACAGTCTGGAAGCTGTAACAAAACAAAGGAAAGAGAGAAAAGTATGCCTGTATATCTGTTTATGTGTTCTAATTGTGGGGTAACTCAGCAAGTAGTCGCAGACCTCGAAACTGAACCTAAAGCACCTTATTGTGGGATATGCGATTTGGTGATGGAACGAAGGTTTGGGATACAACACATCCGCTTTAATGGTGGCGGTTGGGGTAAGGATGCCTAATGAGAACACGCATAATAGTTATAGTTGCAATTATTTTGAGTCTAAACTTTGGTGCAAACATTCCGACTCAAGCAATACAAAGATTTGAACAACATCAAACCTTTAGCCTAAAACATGCTTTTGAGTTGAACGCTCAAAGACAACAACTTGTCAAAATAGTAAAATACATTCAAACAAGGCAACACAAAACACCATACGTTTTCTCAGGATCAACGATTCATGGCTGGGACTGTTCAGGGCTAGTCAGATACGCTTACAGCCGGTTAGGTATAGAACTACCGCACTCAGCTGACAAACAAGGTCATCTTGGTAGAAGAGTCAATAAACCTCGAATCGGTGACATAGTTGTCTTCGCCTATAAAGGTAGAACAGATTTTTATCATGCAGCCTTGTATGTTGGGAACAGGCAGATAGTGAACGCAAACAGGGAATACAACACCACAATTGTTGAACCAATCAAAAACTTTAGACACAGCGAAGTCAGGTTCATTAGAATAATTGAACAATGATAAGAGAAACATGTTCCTGTGGTGCAGAGTTTGAAACAGATGACAGAGAAGCCATCGAACTTGTCAAGACTTGGCGTAGGACACATAAACACTCAGATAAGCCACACAAGGCTGATAGCAGGGACAGTTCAACATTGACTAACACTGATGTCGCTTTAGGTTTTCAAGCCATCTACGACCCGTTAGATGACGATAATGAGTAGATTCCCGAAACCCTGCCTAACATGCAAACAACTCACCACAGGCGGAAGCTACTGTGCAACACATCAAATAGGGGTAGATGAACGAGAACGAATCAGACAAAACGCTAGGAAGAGGGGCAGGGTAATCTACAACGACTCAAACTATAGGCGTATCAGGGCATACCTCAAAGCCACAGCCACACACTGCCACCTATGCAAACAACCCTTCACAGACCGCAACGAGATCACAGCAGATCACCTAATACCAGGCGACATCAACAGTCCCCTAGATGCTGCACACTCGCTATGCAACTCTAGACGAGGCAACAAGCCACTAACCTAAACAAAATCAACACAACAAAACATTTTTGATACCACCGGTATTGATGGGGGTGGCCATTTTTTGTTTTGACTTTTATTTTTTACACCCCGACCACAAGTCTAAGCGTGGTTCTGCAGTTCAGGGGTTAAGTTGGATTAGGCTTAGGGCATGGCTAATCCTGCTAAACCTTTGGAAGTGAAAAGGGCGTTAGGCAATCCTGGTCAGCGTAGGTTGCCTGACATTGATAAGACGATTAGCTTGCATTCTGGCAGGGTTGAACCTCATCAGCCTTTGGATTGGGCTGGCTTGCTTTTGTGGAATCGGGTGTTTGGTCAGGGGCAGACTTGGATTAGCCCTCAGTCTGATGTTGAGTTGTTGTTGTTGACTTGTAAGCAGTTGGATCGTCAGGTTTTGTTGGAGCAGGCGTTTGTGGCGAAGCCTGATGATTTTCATATTCATCGTCAGCTGTTGGATTTGGAAGCAGCGATTGTAAATAATTTGGGGAAGTTGGGTTTGACTGTTGATGCTCGTTCTAAGTTGGGTTTGGCTGAGATAAAGGCTGAGTCTAAGATGGAGCAGTTGAAGCGTAGGCAGGAACAGCGTGAACAGGTGATTGTTGTTGAACAGTCTGAGTAGTTGGCCGCCTGCTTTGGTGACTCCTACGAAACTTGAGTTTGGCAGTAGGGGTGCTGATGCTGTCGATTTTATAAACACGTTTGTTACTTTGACTAAGGATTCGGTTGCAGGTAATACAGGTTCACCTATTCGTCTTAGATCATGGCAAGAACAACTTTTGGAAGAAACGCTTGAACTTGATGAGCGTGGGCTGTTCAAGAAAAGAACTGCCTTGTGGGGCATGGCCAGAAAAAACGGAAAATCAGCCCTTGTTACAGGATTAGGACTCTGGTTTTTGTTCAATGGTGATGATGGTGGTGAAGTTTATTCTTGTGCAGCTGAAAAGGAGCAAGCTCGAATTACTTTTGGTGATGCTAGGAAGATTATTGAGCGTGAACCTGAACTTGCTGCTATGTGCAACATTTATAGGGATGTTATTGAAGTGCCTGCTACAGGTTCTATCTGGCGTGTTCTAAGTGCAGAGGCTTACAGCAAGGAAGGTTTGAACCCTAGTTTTGTGGTGATGGATGAGTGCCATGCCCTACCTAATCGTGAGCTTTGGGATGTTATGCAACTTGCTCAGGCTTCTAGGAAGCAGCCGATGATGTTGGCAACTACTACTTGTGGTGTGAAGACTGATACTACAGGTCAAGACTCTACTGCTTATCAGTTGTATCAGTATGGTCAGAAGGTTGCTAAGGGTGAGATTGATGACCCTAACTTTTATATGGCGTGGTGGCAGGCTGATTTGGATGCTGATCATAAGTTGGAAAGCACTTGGATTGCAGCTAATCCTGGTTATGGTGATTTGAACAGTAAAGCCGATTTTGAGTCTATGGTGAAGCGAACTCCTGAAGCAGAGTTTAGAACTAAGCGTTGCAATCAATGGGTATCTTCACAAAACTCTTGGTTGCCTGCAGGTTTGTGGGATACGTTGCATGAGGATGTTGTTGTTGATGATTTGGCTGACGTTGTTTTGGGTGTGGATGGTTCGTTCAATGGTGATACGACAGCTATTGTGGCGGTGACTGTGCCTAAAACTAAAGAGGAAAAGCCTCATGTTTGGTTGGTGAAGGCATGGGAAAAGCAGGCTAATGACCCTGATGATTGGCGTGTTGACACGCTTGATGTTGAGCAGACGATTATTGAGTTTGCTCAGAAACATCCGAATACTAAAGAGATCGCTTTTGACCCTTTTCGATGGCAACGCACTATGCAGGCTTTGATGGATTTGGGTTTGCCTATTGTTGAGTATCCTTCAACTTCTGCTAGACGTATGGTTGGTGCTTGCCAGAAAGTTTATGACTCAGTTACGGAAGCAACTTTGACTCACGATGGTGATGCTCTGCTTGCCAGACATATCGATAACTGTAAGTTGAAGATAGATAATCTTGGGCCTCGTATTGTGAAAGAGTCAAGAGCTTCTTCACGCCGTATTGACGCTGCTGTTGCTTTTGTTATCGCTTATGACCGTTCTACTAGTAAACTGGAATCGATGGCTTTGCCAGAGTTCTTTTCGTTCTAAGGATTGATTTGCTACCTACGATTTTGCAGGCACTTGGTATAGCTGTTGTGGCGGTTGGTGCTGGTTTGATTTATTTCCCTGCAGGTGTGGTGCTTGCAGGTGTTGGTGTTTTGTTGTTTGGTTTGGCGTTAGATAAAGGCGATAAGTGATGCTAAGAAATCTTGCTGGTGGCGAGTCTAGGGCTATTTCGTTTCAGAGTTTGTGGGGCGCAGGTGATCTGACTTCTTATGAAACTCAGTCTGCAGCGTTTGTTGACTACAACACTTCATTATCGGTGAACGCTGTTTGGGCTTGTGTGTCTTTGATTTCTGACACTGTTTCAGCGTTACCTGTTGACACTTACATTAGGCGTGATGGTATTGCTTACCCTTACCGCCCTAGACCTTCTTGGGTTGCTAAACCTGACGTGATGATTCCTAGTGTGGCGTTTTGGCAGCAAACAATGATTAGCTTGCTGATTGATGGTAATGCTTACATCCGTTTGTTTAGGGATAGTTCAGGCGAGATTTTGAACATGATGGTTTTGAATCCTCTTGCTGTGACTGTTAGACGTAATCCTTTTGGTCAGAAACTGTTTGTTTATACAGGTGAGGCTGGCAAAGAACTTTCTACTGATGATGTTTTACATATTGCAGGTTCTATTCTTATGCCAGGTGATTTGAAGGGCAGATCACCTATTGACACGCTGAAAGAAAACATTGGGCTTGCTATTAGTCTTGAGTCTTTTGCTGCTCGTTTCTTTGGTCAAGGCACAACTCAAAATGGTGTAATCGAATATCCTGGAGCGTTGACTGCTGAACAGGCAGAGAACTTGTCTAAGAGTTTTGACAGACAGCATAAGGGTTTCCGTAGAGCACACAAGACAGGGATTCTTTCTGGTGGTGCAACTTTCAAACCGACAATGGTTGCTAACGATCAGGCGCAAATGCTTGACAGTCGTAGGCTTGCTGTTGAGGATATTGCTAGAGCGTATCGTGTCCCTACAGACATGATTGGTTTGAATAATGGCGGTCAGAGCTATAACTCGATTGAACAGAAGCAGATAGCTTTCGTAACTCACACGCTTAGACCTTGGCTTGCAAAACTTGAGGATGCTTTCTCAACTCTGCTACCTGACACAGCGTATTTAGCGTTTAGCACTGATGATTTGTTGCGTGGCGATTATGCTACCCGAATTGAAGGTTATGCGAAGCTGTTGCAGAATGGTGTGCTGTCTGCTAATGAGGTTAGACGTAAAGAAAACATGCGCCCTGTTGATGGTGGTGATGTTGTTCGTGTTCCTCTAACTAACGTCAACATTTCAGCTGCTTCTTTGACTGAGGATGAAACTAAGGTTGCTATGGCGCAAAAGTTGATTGGTTTAGGCTTTGTGCCTGAAGATGTTTTGAAGAGTCTTGGACTTGACCCGATTGCTCACACAGGTTTGCCTACAGTGCAGTTACAGAATCCGACTACTGTGCCTGCAGGCAGTTATGAAACAGGGGAATAAATGCCGATAACTCAAGCTGTTTATGCTGTTGGGACTACTTTGGTGCAGGTTGTTGCTCCTGATACTTCACCGACTAAGGTGACTTTGCATAATCTTGAAAGTGTTGCTAACAGACAGATTTGGATTGGTGGTAGTGGTTTAGTTCAGGGTCAGTCTGCGCATATCAATTCTGCTGTTGTTTTGCAGTTGATTCTTGATCCAGGTGATTCGCTTTTCGCTGTGACTACTTCTGGAACTTATAGTCTTGGCGTGATTTTGCAGAAGCAGGACTAATGCCATATTTTATTTCTAAGACTGATGCTGGTTGGGACACTGTAAAAGAGGATGGCACTGTTTTGGGTAGTCATCCTGACAAGAAGAAGGCTATCGCTCAGATGGTTGCTTTGAGTATTGCTGAGAAGATGAAGCCTGGTGGTGAGTTGAAGCGTGCAGTTGATGCAGGTTCGTATAGTCCTCCTGAAGGTGTGGCTGTTGCTGCTAAACGTGCTTTGAAGTGGATTGCTGAAGGTTATGCAGGGTCAGGTTTTACTGATGTTGGTAGGGCTAGGGCTAGACAGCTTGCTTCGGGTGCAGATGTTTCAGCAGATACTGTCAATCGCATGATCAGTTATTTTGCTAGACATGAAGTTGATAAACAGGCTACAGGTTTCAATAGTGGTGAAGATGGTTTCCCTAGTGCAGGTCGTGTGGCGTGGGATGCGTGGGGTGGCGATGCAGGTCAAACTTGGGTGAATGGGTTGAGCAGTGAATCTGCTACTCGTGCTGTAGGTGACAAAATTGCTATCTCAGATTTTGATGACACCCTATATGTTTTGGGTGGACTAAATCAGGCTGTCTATGACTACATTGATGCTCAGGATGTTGAACTTTATGTTGTTACAGGTAGGCATGAGTCTGATCGTGATGCGACTACCGCTTTATTGAATAAACTTGATGTTAGTTATAGCAGATTGATTATGCAACCTGATGATATGCAGGATTCTGCAAAGTATAAGGGTGAAACTGCTAAGGCTTTGATTGCTGATGGTTTGGATGTGGTGTTTGTGATTGAAAATAATGCTGAAGCAAGGTCAGCGTATCGTGATGCTGGCGTTGATGTGGTGCTAAACCCTAGTGATTTGCCTGCTGTTAGTGAAGGAAGAAACATGGAAGATTACACTGTTACTGAGTTGCAAGACAAGGTTTATAAGTTGAAGGGGGATGCTTTAGAAACTATTGCAAAGCTCGCTGAAACTGTTTATGACCTTTGTGAGATTGTTGACTCTATCAGTGAACCTGTGGCTGTTGAAGATGTTGTTGTTGACCCTAGTGTTGATCCTTTGGCTATGCAGGAAGATTCTGTGAGGTTTGTTGAGCCTTCTAAGGTTGCAGAGTTGCATGAACGTGGGGAGCGTGTTTTGGCTGGCATTGAAAGACGTGAAGCAGTGTTCACTGATTTAGAGATTCGTGCTGAGGGTGATGGCATGACTTTGCGTGGTTATGCAGCTGTATTCAATAGCCCTTCACAGCCACTTCCTTTTATTGAAACTATTGAACCTGGTGCTTTTAGGGATTCTTTGAAGTCTAGGAATGATGTCAAACTGTTGTGGAATCATGACACCAGCATTGTTTTGGGTTCTACTCGTGCAGGCACTCTAAGGCTGACTGAAGATAGTCGTGGTTTGCTTGTTGAAGCCGATTTGCCTCAGACTCAGGCAGGAAAAGATGCTGCAATAAGTATCTCTAGGGGTGACGTAACAGCTTTCAGTTTTGGCTTCCGTATCCCTGCAGGTGGCGATGTTTGGAACAATGCTAATGAGCGTGTCCTAAAGCGTGTCAATGTGCATGAAGTTTCTGTTGGTGTGGCTTTCCCCGCCTACACTGCAACTGATGGAACTGCTAATGTTAGATCTATGACTGAACTATCTGAAAAGATTTTGAAACTTGCTGAAATTCGTGGAGTATCTGCTGAAGAACTAACTGATGCTTTGCTGGCTTTAGAGTCAGGTGAAGAACTTACTGAACGTCAAGGCGAACTGTTGACAGACACTTTAGGTAAGGTTCTAAAGAAAGACCCTGAAGTGACTAACCCTTCTGCTCTTCTTGACTTGAAGAAGAAACAGCTTGATTTGTTGATGCAGAGAGTATAATTATTCCACATCGAGTCCTCTCTCTCGGTTGGTAAAAAAGAAGCTAATTTCTTTCCCCCTGATTTGTCCCAGGGGGTTTTCTTTTAGCGTGTATAAACGTGTTGTATAGACTATTTATGTCAGTGAGCGTTTATCCCCTGATCAGGTTATGTGAGTTTATCTCTGAACCTAAATCCCCCCTTATTTATTTATGTTCTTGAAAGGAACAAACCTATGAGCGAATTTATCGCAAAGCAGGTTGATGCTAAGGCTAAAGCATGGCACGAAGCTAAGGAACTGATTGATTCAGTTGAAGCTCGTGGCGGTGTTTGGTCAGGTGAAGATGAAGCAAAGTATGCTTCCCTAACTGCTGACATCAACAAGCGTAATGAACTAATCGAACTAGAACAGCGTGAGGCTAAGACTGCTGAGGCAGTTCAGGCTGCAGCTATGAACTTTGCTGGTGCAACTGTTTCTGACAACGAGTCTGACATTCTTCGCAAGATGGCGATGGGTGAGATTCGTGGTCACGAGTTCCGCGCAATCACAGGATCTAGCACAGGTGCGCCTGTTCCTACATCTTTCTACAACGAGATTGTTAAGGTTGCTCGTCTTGTAAACCCTCTTCTTGAGTATGGAACTGTAATCAACACCGCTTCAGGTGAGAACCTACAGATTCCTTCTCAGGCCTCTTTCTCTACTGCAACTATCGTGGGACAAGGCGTTAGTGTGGGCACATCAGAGCCTGCCTTCAATGCCTTTAGCACTCTATCGAGCTTTAAGTTTTCAGCCTTGAGCCAGCTGTCTAGGGAACTGATTTTGGATAGTGGCGTTGACATTATTGGATTCTTGGCAGAGCAGTTTGGTAACGCTTTCGGTTACGCTATCGGTGACAAGATTGTCAATGGAACAGGAACAGTTGAGCCTACAGGTTTCTTGCCTGTTGCTGGCACAGGTGTTACAGGTTCAACAGGTGTTAGCGGTGCTTTCACAGCTGACAACGTTATTGACCTTGTTTACAGCCTTGACGGATCACTTCGCGCAAAGCCTACTTTTGCTCTGCTCGCAAACAGCACTTCGATTGCAGCGTTGCGTAAGCTAAAGGACTCTTATGGCCAATACTTGTTCAACATTGGTTTGGGTCAAGACAAGCGTGATCTAGTTCTAGGTGTTCCTGTTATTGAAACTCCTGCAATGCCATCGCCTGCTGTTGGTGCTAACTCTCTTGCTGTTGGTGACCTAAAGAGCCTATACATCAGAAATGCTGGCGGCCTACAGGTTGACAGAAGCGATGACTATGCGTTTGGTAACGATCTCGCTACCTGGCGTGCTACCTGGAGAATTGACTCCAAGCTAGTTCAGACTGCTAACATCAAGAAGTTCAAGGGTGGAGCAAGCTAAGGCTTCTTTACCTTCCTAGATTTCACCCCTCAATTCAGTTGCGTAGGACTGTTTTGGGGGGTGTTTTCTATTAGGCTTAGGGCATGACTAAAGCATGTATTTCTTGGTATAGCAACTCTCTCAATCAGCCCACAGGTTATGGCACTCAATCGCAACAGGTGATTCAACGTCTTGTTAGGCAGGGTCATAAGGTTGCTATGTTGTCTAACTATGGTGGTGAGGGTGTCAACTCTTTTATTGATACAGGTGCAGGGAAGATACCTCATTACTCTAGGGGCATGAATCAATACAGCACTGACGTGTTGCCTTTACATCATCAACATTGGTCAGCTGAAAACAAGGATTTACCTAACTTCCTTATCACGCTTTATGATGTTTGGGTTTTAGATAATCCTGCTTTAGATGCTTTGCCTATTGCTTCTTGGACTCCGATAGATCATCAGCCTGCACCTGAAAAGGTTTTAGCCTGGTTGAAGAAGCCTAATGTCACGCCGATTGCTATGAGCAAGTTTGGTAGAGAGATGATTGAGCAGGCAGGTATTGAGTCTGAATATATTCCTCATGCTGTTGATACTAAAGTTTTTACTCCGACAGATGTTTTGCCTGAAGGTATTTCGGGTCGTGAATTTGTTGGTGATGATGGTGACAAGTTTGTTGTGGGCATGAATTTTGCTAATAAGGCTGGAGGGTTTATTCATAGGAAGGCTGTTGCAGAGAATTTTCTTGCATTCGCAATATTCGCAAAACAGCATGATGATGTTGTGTTGTATTTGCACACTGAACCTTATGGTAAGCAGTCAGGGTTTGTGTTACCTAACATTCTTGCTGCTTGTGGTGTGCCTAGTGATCGTGTGAAGTTCGTTGACCCTATTGCCTATAGTTATGGGATAAGTCAAAAGACTTTGGCTGCTATCTATTCGGCTTGGGATGTCGGTTTGTTCACTAACTATGGTGAAGGGTTTGGTATTCCTCAGATTGAAGCTCAGGCTTGTGGCGTGCCTATTATTACCTCTAACTTTGCGGCTTCGGCTGAACTTGCGAGTCCTGATTCGTTTCTGGTGAATGGGCAACCTTTTTGGGATGCAGGTCAACACTGTTGGTTCAATGTTCCTAATGTGCAAGGTATTGTGGATGCTTTGGAGCAGGCTTATCAGCGTGGAAGGAAGAAGTTTCCTGATACTTTGGCTTTTGCTCGTCAGTATGATGCTAATAAGGTTTATGCAGAGTCTTGGAAGCCTTTGATTGACAAGTTAGCGACGAAGTGAAGTTGATTGTTCCTGTTTTGAACAGGTTTGATTTGCTTGTTCGTATGATTGAAAGCATTGACATCGAAGCGACTGTTTATGTAATCAACAATTCTGGTAGGCATTGGCCTTTGAAAATCAATAATCCTTTGGTTACGCTTTGGTGGGTTGATGTGCCTTCTAATCTTGGTGTTGCAAGTTCGTGGAATTTGGGTATCAAAATGTTGCCTTTTGAGTCACGCTGGTTTTTTACTTCGGCTGACTGCTATTTTGAGCATGGCGATTTGACTTTGCTAAACACTGCTAAACCTGATGCTTTGACTTTGTGCGATAAGTTTCCTTATTATCAGACTTTTGCTGTTGGTGAAGAAATTGTAAAGTCTATTGGACTGTTTGATGAAAGTTTGCATCCTATCTATTTTGAAGATAATGACTTTGAGCGAAGAATCAATCAGGCTGGTTTGCGTGTAGATCGTTTGCCTTTACAGCTCGGACATGACAACAGTTCAACTATCAACAATAATGTGCAGTTGACTTTGCGTAATGAATTTACTTTTGCTAAGAATCGAAAGTATTTTGACAGTAAAGTTGATGCTGGCAGGTTTGATGAGGGTCGCTGGGATTTGCAGATTAGGCGTGTGAACTCTTGGGATTAGTTGTTGTTACAGGTGTTGCAGGGTTTCTTGGTAGCCATGTTGCTGATGCGTATTTGGCTAAGGGCTGGCAGGTTCGTGGGATTGATAACTTGCTTGGTGGGAATATCGAGAATGTTCCTGAAGGTGTCGAATTTTATGAACTTGATTTGGATGATTTGACTGCTATTAGTCCTGTATTTGTTGGGGCTGATTTGGTTATTCATGCTGCTTGCACCGCTTATGAGGGTTTGAGTGTGTTCAGTCCTAGCCTTGTAGTCAGAAACACTGTTCAAATAAGTGTGAACGTTATGACTGCGAGTATTCGGGCTGGAGTGCCAAAGTTTGTTTACATGTCTTCTATGGCACGATATGGCGATAATTTAGGGCATGTTTTTGATGAGTCGTTGACACCTAAACCGCAAGATCCGTATGGTATTGCTAAGTTGTCAGCTGAAAAATTGTTGTCTAATCTTGCTGAAGTTCATAATGTTGATTTGGTGATTCTTGTTCCTCATAACATTGTTGGTGCTAGACAGAAATTTGATGACCCGTTTAGGAACGTTGCAAGCATTATGGCTAACAGGATGTTGCAGGGTAAGCAGCCTATTATTTATGGTGATGGTAGTCAGCAAAGATGTTTTAGTTTTATTCAGGATGTTATTGCACCTATATTGCAGGCATGTGAGTCTGAGGAAGTTGTAGGGCAGGTTATCAACATTGGGCCTGATGAATCGCCTATAACTATTTTGAACCTTGCTGAAAGACTTGCAAACATTATTGGCTTTGACCTTGACCCTATCTTTATGCCTGGCAGACCACAAGAAGTGCCTGTTGCTTTATGTAGTTCCGATAAGGCTAGACAACTTTTAGGTTATGAAACGACTATCAGTTTAGATCAGGGTTTGCGTGATTTGGTGGAGTGGATTAGACCTCGTGTGAAGGATTTTGAATATCATTTGCCGATTGAGATTGACTCTGATTTGACACCTAAGACTTGGACTCAAAGACTTATCTAAGCGTTGCCGATAGAATAGGTATTGACTTTAGGAGTTTATTTTGGCTGTAACTAATGGGTATTGCACTCTTGCAGATGTCAAGGCTAGCCTACGGATAACTGACACTATTGATGATGCTCTAATCGAGAACAGCATTAACGCTGCATCAAGGATGATTGATCAATACTGCAACCGCTACTTTTATTCAGGCACTGCAGGTGAGGTCAGGTATTTCAAAGCTACTGATGCCTATAACTGTTGGATTGATGATGCTCAAAGCATTTCTGCTTTAGAAACTTCTAGCACTGATCCGCTTATCTTTGACACAACTTGGGGTGCAGGCGATTATCAAGTTTTACCTGCTAATAGAACTGCTAATGGCGGATATTATCCGATAACAGGTATAACTGCTACAGATAACTATTTATTCCCTGTTTGGGCTGACATGGCTTTGGTGAAGGTTACAGGACAGTTCGGCTGGTCAAGTGTTCCTGACCCTATAAAGTTTGCTTGCATCATTCAGGCATCAAGACTGTTTAAGCGTTTAGAGTCCCCTCTAGGTGTTGCAGGTGTTTCAGACATGGGGATTATGCGTGTAGGTTCGAACATTGATGGTGACGTTGCACAGCTCATAAATCCGTTTAGGCTTCTTAGAACAGGCGCATAATGGCTATCAGTGACCTTAGAGCAGGGTTAGCAGCTAACATAAGCACTATCAAGGGTTTGCGTGTTGTTGAAACTCTACCTGATCTAGTGAATCCGCCTATGGCCATGATTGCTATAGATAAGGTTGCCTACAATCAGCAAAACAATAGAAGCATGGCTGAATACACTTTCAAAGTTATGGTCGTGTTAGGTAGGGTTTCTGAACGGACTGCACAAAAGAACATGGATGTTTTACTTGCTCCAGGTGCAGGTTCAGTGAAGTATGCGATTGAATCTGATCGCACTTTGGGTGGTAATGCTTTTGAGGTGTTTGTTGCTGAAACAGGTGCTATCGGAAGTGTAAGCATCAATGCAATAGACTATTACAGTGCCGAGTTTTCGGTTCAAGTATTCGCAAGTTAAGGATAATAAATGGCAATCTTTGTCGCAACAGACTTCAGCGTTAGCATCAACGGATCTACAGCTTTGGCTTCATACCTGACTCAGGTTGAACTAAAAACTTCAGCTAACGACATCACAACAACAGCTTTTGGTTCTTCATGGGTTACTCGTGTTGCAGGTCTAAAGGAAGGCACTCTTACACTTCAATTCAATCAGGATTATGCTGCAAACACAGTTGATGCGACTTTGTGGCCGCTTCTGGGAACTAACGCAACAGTAGTGCTAAAACCTACTTCTTCAGCTGTAGGATCAGCAAATCCGTCTTACACTGTCACCTGTCTAGTAACTGACTTGACCCCTATCTCAGGAAATATTGGGGACTTAAGCACGTTCAGCCTGACATGGCCTACATCGGGTTCAGCCGTGAGAGCAGTTAGCTAGACATGAATCAGATTAACCTACGCATAGAACTATCTGATGGCACAGTCCTTGATGTCACTACTTCTGCCGGTGACATTGTGAAGTGGGAAGCACACTTTGATTTAGGTGTTGACAAACTTGAAAAAGTTACACACTTACTCTATTTGGCTTGGTTATCTGTTACAAGACTCAAGAAAACTGCAGAAACGTTTGACTCTTGGATTGAACTTGTAAGCAATGTTGAGGTTGCAGACCCAAAAGCCTAAAGGCGTTAGGTGTCGATTCGTTTCATTGGTTGATTGCGAATCTGAGTGTTGCTACCGGTATTGCACCATCAGTGTTAATGCAAGAATCTGATCGCATGCTAAATACTATGCTGTTTGCTTTACAACACCAAAGGAATCCAAATGGCTAATGAAGTTATTTATGATGTCAAGGGTTTGATAAAAGATTTGAATGCTCTTGAACCTGGTTTGAAGAAGGCTATGGTGAAGGAAGCGAAGGCTATCGCTAAACCTATTGCAAGTAACATTAAAAATGCTATTCCTTCTATAGCACCTTTATCTGGTATGTTACCTCAAAATAATCCGACAGGCAGACTTGCTTGGGGTGCAGGTAAAAAGGCTGATTCTGTGTCTATTCGTTTTCGCACCGGCAGATCGAGAGTTTCAGCTGTAACACCTTTAGTTGCTGTTTGGGTTACTTCACCTATGACTGCTATCGCTGACACTGCAGGTAAGGGTGGCATGCGTAAAGCTAAGAAGGTGACTAGCGAATATGACTATAAGAATGGTAGAAGAAGACATCAGGTTACTTCTCAGGGTCGCACCATGATTGCAAACCTGAAGAGTAGGTATGCGAATGATTTTGTTTATCCTGCTGTTGAGGACAGTCTTGATGATGCTGAGAGCAAGATAAAATTAGTTATTGATAAGTATGCTCGCATGGTGAACAGGAAACTCGACTAATGTCTGTAATTGTAAAACTTCTTTCTAAGTTTGATGATTCTGGTATCAAAAAGGCACAGCATGGCTTTGGAGGGCTTAAAAAGACTCTCGCCGGTATTGGTATTGGTTTAGGGCTGAAACAGGTCGCTGACACGCTTTTAGATGCTGCTAAGGCTGCTTCCGCTGATGCTAAGTCAACAAAGTTGTTGAACATGCAGTTGACTAAAAATGCTGGGGCAACCAAAGCATCTCTTATACAAAATGACAAGTTTATTACTTCTTTATCTTTACAAACAGGTATTTTCGACGATGACCTTAGACCGAGTTTAGCTAAGTTCGGTAACGTTACGAAGAGTGTTAGTGCTGCTCAAAAACTACTCAAAATTCAGTTAGATGTTGTGGCAGGCACAGGGAAATCTAGCACGAAAGTGGCAAATGCGTTAGCGAAAGCATATGCAGGTAACACTAAATCGTTGATTGGTATGTTCCCTGAACTAAAAAACTCTAAGGATGCTCTCGCTGATTTGGCTGCAGAATTTTCGGGTTCAGCAATAGTTAACGCTGATCCATTTATGAAGTTCAATAACAGTATGGACATTTTGAAAGAAAAGTTAGGTAACGTCGTTTTGCCTATTCTTGCTGACACTGTAACTGAGTTAACTAAACCTGGCGGAATTGTTGAAACTGTAGGCAAGTTTTTTGATGACTTATCTAATCCTAAAACTGAACCTGGCAAAATGTTTAAAGAGATTAAGACTGCTGTAAAGGATGCGTTTGGGCAGGTGAAAGATTTCTTTGCTTTGTTTGGTAATGGTGATGCTATGAAGGGTTTCGGCAATGTTGCTTCTAACCTTGTCAAAATGTTGCCTGCATTACTTGCGTTGAAAGCAATCATGGTTTTGGCTTCAACAGGTAAAACAATTGCTTCACTTATTACAGCTATGACTGCAATACAAGCTAAGAGTGTTATACCTAATGTTCCTCCTGTAGTTCCGACTGGGCCAATAAGTAATCTCAAAATGTTACCTATGATTGGAACTGGCTTTGGTGGCGACATTTCAAATGAAATAAACCCCGCAACAGGTAAAACATTCAAACAATCTGCTATTGATGCTGCAAAAAATCAAGGCAAACAAAACATTATTATTAACAATTATTCTGCTGATCCTAAAGCGGTTGTTGATGCTTTGGGTAAATATGTTAAAACTAATGGAAGTTTGCCGAATTTCGTTACTGGGCAAGCACGTAGATAAATGACTGTTCCTACTTATCTTGTTGAACTTCAATTTGGCTCTAGCGGTTACATTGACATAAGTTCTTATGCAAGAAATGTGACAATCAACAAGGGAATCAGTCGAAGCCTAGATGACTATAGTGCAGGGACACTGTCAATAACTTTCAACAATAACGATAGAACTTTTGACCCGACAAACACGAGTTCAATTCTTTGGTATGGTTCAGGCAGTTATTCGTTAGTTCAACCTGGCGGCAAAATAAAGGTATCAGCGAAAAGTGCGTCATTAGGTTATGTTCGTGTTTTTACTGGTTTTGTTCAATCATGGGATTTTAGTTTTGCCGAATCAGGTTTCGATGGTCAAGCCACAGTCACTGCTATAGACGAATTTTTTAAGGTAAGCAATCAACTTTTAACTGCTGGAACTCAAGGCTATGTTGAAACAACAACTGATCGTATGATTCGATTATTGGGTTTCAACAATTTTGGTGCTTCAGAATATGCTGGCATAAACTCAGGTGGAGCTACTTTAGTTGGTAATGACATAAATAATGACAACGACAATTTGTTGACTTACCTTCAAAATCTTGCTCGAAGTGAGCCAGGCGACTTCTATTCAAATGCTTCCGCTGTTTTATGTTTCAAAGATAGATCGTTTGTTGACTATACTTTCACAAATGTTTTAAAACAAAATTGGACTCCTCCACCATCCAATTTAAGTGCTTCTTCTGCTACAGGAACTGCTTATCCTAATGGTTGGACTTATGGGACAGCTGTAACTACTTCTGCTTCTGCACCTTACGAAAATGGGACTGCACACGTCGCTGCAGTTGTTGGGACAGCATTAAGCACAGGATTTATTTTCAATGAAGTGAACTCCGCTAAATATAACCCTTATGGTTTGACTTCAGGAACAACTGTTTTATCTTTTTACGCAAATGTTGGAACTAGTGCTGCAACAGATATTTATCAAAAACTTCTTATAGTCAATAGTAGAAACTCTGCAATCGCAACTGCTTCAGTAACTTTCTCTTTCTCGTCAGGTTGGGAATTAGTGCAGGCAACAGCAGTATGGTCAGGGACAGCTTCAGGTATCTATTTTGAAAGTTTGGCTTTAGGAACAGCAGGTGTTGCTTTTCTAACTAACGGAATTATTGTTGAACCTAAAGTTGCTGGGGCTACAGCAGGTCAATACTTTGACGGATCATCTAACCCTTACTCGAATACTTCAACGACTAGATACGATGTTGCATGGTTGGGGACACCTTTAGCAACAGGTTCAGGTATGGTCATTTCAACTGCTTCTACTGCTACTGCACGAACAATTTTGACTTTCGCTGATGTAAACAGTCAGGGAACTGCTTATGGTAATGGCACAGGGCTTCCTTTCACTGATTTGCAGGTTGTGTATGGCTCTGAACAGATGTATAACAACATTCAAGTCGCCGGTGTGAACGCTACTGCAACAGCAACAGATACAACTCTTGCAGATCGTTACGGAAACAAGTCTTATAGTCAAACAGATAATTTGACTACTTCTTTAACTCGACCTACTACTTTGGCTTCTAGTTATCTTGCAGAGTATCGTTTACCCGAGTATCGAGCTCAGGAAATAACTGTGGCTTTGGAATCTTTGACTGATGCTCAACAGAATCAAGTTTTGGCTATTGAAATTCGTGATGTTGTTAGAGTCTGTTTTCAACCCTCAGCGACGGGAACTGTGATATCTAAGTATTATCAAGTTTTAGGTGTTGACCATAACGCTGATGTTGAGAGATCGCATGTTACTTTGCGTTTATCTAGTTTGGAGCGACTTGCTATACGCTTGGATAGTAGCGTTTTAGCAATTTTAGACACCTCCATTGTCGGCTAGTAGAATAGGTTATTATGGCTGGATATAAGACTTGGACTATCGGTGATGTTCTTACCGCTTCAGATCTAAACAATTCGTTTCAAGATTTACCTTTAAACACTGCTGCAGTTACTGCTTCCTATTCAAGTGGTGCTATCGCTGTAAATACTCAAACAACTGTGGCTATAACTTTGCCTGCTTCACGTTTTCAAGTTGCACCTATTGCAACAGTTTCTTGCTCTGACCCTTACATTACTGCCTATGTTTCGGCTGTAAGCACCGCAACTTTGACTGTCGGTTTAAGAAATAACGGTAACGCTTCATCTGCCGCTTCTTTTACTGTTTATGGTTTTGCTGTTCAAATGACTTCTGGAACGGCTGCAGGATAATAAATGTTGACTTGTAAAACTGTTGATTGCCAAAATAAAAGTATTGAGTTCACTGCACTTGATATTGATTTATATTGTGGTTTATGTGGCGAAAAGATGACTGCGGATGACTGACCAGAAACCTACTAATCAGGCTTTGTTGTTGCAGATTGTTCGTGACATAGAAATATTGAAAGCAAACAGTATTCAAATACTTGAGGCTAGTCGTGATCATGAGAATCGTATTCGTGACCTTGAAAAGAACATGAACAGGAACGCTTGGATTCCTAGCGTTATTACAGCTGTATTGACTTCGCTTATAGTTTTTTGGATTAGTAAAGGATTAGGTCAATGATTAACCCTGGAACATACAACATTACAGCGTATCAAGGTGCAGATTGGGATAGAACTTTTACTATCACTCAGGGTGGCACAGCATTGAATTTGACTGGCTATAGTTCTCGTATGCAGGTTCGTGAAGCAGCCGACTCTACAGCGTATCTAATTTCTTTGACTTCTGGAACAGGTATTACTTTGGGTGGCACTGCAGGCACTATTGCTGTTGCTATCACTTCAGCACAATCTTCCGCTATCCCTGCAGGTAGTTATGCATACGATTTAGAGATTATTTCAGGGTCAAGTGTTGTCACTCGTTTACTTGAAGGCGGTTTCACTGTTACAGGAAACGTGACTAGATGAGCGATGTTGTTGTCACAGTTGTCGAATCAAACACGAATGTTACTGTCACTGAGCAGGATGTTGCTGTTGCTGTAACAGAAACAAATGTCGATGTTTCTACAAGCACTGCAGGGATACAAGGTGCGACAGGCGCTACAGGTGCAACAGGGGCTACAGGGGCTACAGGGGCTACAGGTGCTTCAGGTGCTTCAGGTGTCGTATCTGTAATATCACCGATAACAAACTCAGGCACATCAAGTTCAGCAATCGTAGGTATAGATCAAACTCTACTGAGCATCACTACAAGTCAGGTCAGTGATTTTACTTCAGGCACAGTCACAAACATTTCAGGCACAGTCACACAAGCACAAGTTTCAGGTTTGACAACAAGCCTTGCAGGTAAAGCATCTCTAGGTGCAGCAAACACTTTCACTGTCGGTGGACATATTATTAACTCTGAAGGTGCAAGCGTAAAACCTTTAGTTATCAGGGGAACTGCAACTCAGACAGCAAATTTGCAGGAATGGCAGTCAACAGCATCAGGGACAGTCACAGTAGCATCTATGACTGATAGTGGTTTGTTGACAACACAAAACTTAAGTAGTTCAGCAGCAAACATTGGTGGTGGTGCAAGCAATGGTGTGCTATCTGTTATGCCTTCAGTTTCAGGTGTAGGTATTTCTGTTAGAGCAGGTGGAACTGCACAGACAGGTAATTTACAGGAATGGAATAACTCTAGCGGTGTCATTCTTTCGAGAATAAACTCGTCAGGTAACTTTATTGTTCCTACTATTTCAAGTTCATTTAATATTTCTGTTACTGCGGGAAACGCCACAACAGTTCCAATGACAGTCAAAGGTGCTGCATCTCAGTCTGCTAACTTGCAGGAATGGCAGAACAGCGGTGGAACAGCATTAACAGTGATAGGTCCTACTGGACAGATTAGAACTTCTTCTATTTCTTATACTGACGGCCTAACAGCAATTTCGTTGTCAGGTGGTCGCAACATTCAATTAGGTTCTGCAACTGCTTCTTTAGGTGGTGGGACTGTAGTTATTGGTATTGCTAACGCATCAACTATTCCTACATCTAACCCGACTGGTGGCGGTATCTTGTATGTGGATGCAGGTGCGTTGAAGTATCGTGGAAGTTCAGGAACAATAACAACACTAGGAGCAGCATAATGTCTGATTTTGATGTATCTAATGAATACAAGCTACAAACCCTAAACACTCGTTTAGAGCAGTTGAATGTTGAAGGTTGGCATAACGAAGAAGCCAAAACTGTTGCAACAGCATTAGGCAACACTGAAGAAGTTGAACGACTGACAGCAAACATTGAGATCATCAAGACTGCTATCGTTGCAGTGAAATCTCAGATAGCAGATTTAGCGTAATAAAGGGTTTGATAAAATTGGTGTATGACAACATACATTGAACCTTTCAACCCTAAACTACGAGGCGACGAGTTTGGCAATCTAGCACCATATCGTAATGGTCGGCCACATAGAGGTCAAGATTGGCATCCTGCAGAAAAAACACCTATCCCTGCAATCACTGATGGCACAATTTTTATCAACGAATGGACTGATGTTTTAGGTTGGATTATCGTTCACTCTGCTAAAGATGGACACTTTGTGCTTTACGCTCACCTCGCTGAACAGTCACCTCTCAAGAAGGATGACAAAGTTAAGGCAGGCGACATTATCGGCAAAGTTGGTGGAGGAAAGAACACACCAAGCGGATCTGCATCAACCGGAGCTCACCTACATTTGTCTATCGGCAAGGCAAATAAAGCGTGGAGTAACCCTAAAATTCATTTGTCTGCTTATGAAGATCTTGTTGACCCGTTGAAACATATTCTCGCAAATAAGGGGTAGTTATGAAATCTGTCGGTAATGTTTTGTTGCGTGTTCTCGCAACTTTTGTGGCTTCAGCGTTGGGTGTTATTGGTGCAGGAAGTTTGGGTGGTGTCGCTCCTGCTACTGCTGCTGCTGTTGGCGGTATTCTTGCTGTCGCTAAAGTGATTGAACGTTTATCTTTGGCTTTCCTTGAAGATGGTAAGTTGACTCAAAATGAGATTAACGCTGCTTTTCAGCAGAGTGTTCAGTTGAAGAATGTGAAGCCTGAGCCTGACACAAAATAAATGCGTATAAGATTTCTTGCATCTATTTTCTTTAGCCTTATCTTTGCTTTGTGGCCTTTGACTGTTGCAGGGGCTGAAGACACCAATATTGTTGATTTGCCTGTCACTGATGTTTGTGACATTCGGGTTGATGATTGTTGGATTGAGGACAATGTTTGTGACTTTGAGTTTGAAGATTGTGTTGATCCTGTTGTTCCTGACCCTCAGCCTTCTATACCGGTGATTTACCCTACTGAACCGCCTAAACCGCCTATAGAACCTGAATTGCCTGTAATTGACCCTGAACCGCCTGTAATAGTCCCTAAACCGCCTGTAGAGCCTGTCATAGACCCTGAACCGATACCTGACCTGCAACCGACTGTCAAACCTGTTGTAGAGCCTTCTAAGCCTGTTATACCTGATGTTGTGTTGACCCCTGATGAACAGCATCAAGCGTTACTAGATGATCTGATGAATCAAGCTGAACAAGATGACATTCAAGTTCCTGCAAACATTGCTGCTATCCCTGTTTTAGGTTCATCTATTGTGGCTTTGACTGATGCACTCAATTTTGTTGGAAATGTTGGTGCAGACATGTCACCTGAAGTGCGTAAAAAAGCCAAACAAACCCTAGTTTCTGCGGTAATCGTTACACAGATTGCACAGTTATCAACACAAACCGCTATGACTGCTGCTACTGCCAGCCTTGCAAACGGGTCACCTAAACAAAGAAAGATGAACTAATGAACTTTTTGAAAGACATTATTGGACAGTTGTGGACACTCTTAGGAATGCTTGTGGCGTGGATTGTGTTAGAGGGCAGTGCTAAAACTGTTATCGGGTATTGCATTATTGCAAGCATAATCATTTGGGCTGTAACTTTCCCTATCAGAAACAGGGATGACTAGTATCTGCTTGTTTTACGTATTTGTTTACGCTGTTCCGGTGTAGTGCCACCCCATATACCGAACTCTTCAAACATTCCTACCTTCAAGCATTGAGCTATTACAGGGCATCGTAAACAGATTTCTCTCGCTGTATCTGTCGCCATTATTCGCATATGTGATTGACCTGGTGTTGCAAGATCTTCGGGAAAGAAAACGTGTGGCACTTGCTCACATTCGACACCACCATTGTCAATGATTGCTTCATGCAAATCTAAGGTAATCCGATTTAAAGCAAGTTTGTCTGCGGTCATGTTTAGAGTTTAGTTATGAGAAATACCAAAATACAGGAAATCCTAAATAAAGCATTACATTTAGGTAACTTTGAAAACAACAGTCCTGAGTGGCATGAGTTGCGTAATCGTCCAGGTGTCATTTCCGGTAGTGAGGTTGGTGCAATTCTTGGGTTGTCGCCTTTTACTTCTGCAGTGACCTTGTGGGCTGAAAAGACAGGTCGCATTGAACGAGATGTTGTAGGTAATACTGCTATGCGTTTAGGTCAACTCGTTGAACCTGCTATCCGTCAACTTTATACAGAGAATCATGTTGATCATGTTGTTGAAGAGGTTGGCACTTATGCTGCACCTTCAGCGTCATGGATGCACGCTAACCCTGATGCGGTTTGTATAGATGCGACAGGGCAAGGCTACATTCTAGAAATTAAGCACACTGCAACATTTTGGGATGACGTGCCTGAACACTATAAGGCTCAAGTGTTTTGGTATATGTTTGTTTTTGGTTTGAAGAAAGCTGTGTTTGCTGTAGTTAATGCAGGCAGATATAAAGAATACGAGGTTATCTGGGATGACTTCGAATGGGAAGCGATACTGCAGCAAGTCAAAAAGTTTAGGCAACATGTTTTAGATAACCTGCAACCTGAATGGGATGGCAGTGAAAGCACCTATGAAACGACACGCAAACTCTCACCTAACGTTGAAACTCGTGACGAAGAATTAGGGACACTCGGAATAGAATTGATGAACGCTCAAACAGATTTAGATACAGCTGAAACACATTTACGAGAAATGAAATCAAGAGTAATTCAAGCATTAAACGGGGCTAAGAATGGTTGCATTGATGGTGAAGTTGTTGTCACTTTATCTCAACGATCAGGTAATGCACCATATCTAACAATCAAGAAAGCGAAATAATGGCACACTTTAACCTCAGCGAATATCAGACTGCACAAGAACGCATAGACCTGTTCTGGTTGAAATACCCGAATGGCAGGCTACATACAGAACTCGTATCATTTACACCTGAACAAGTAGTTTTTAAAGCCGAATGCTATGCAAAAAGAGATGATGTCAACCCTATGGCAGTCGATTATGCGGAAGAACGTTTAGGTTCATCACCGGTAAACAAAACATCTTTTGTTGAAAACTGTTCAACAAGTGCAACAGCACGCTGCCTATCTTTGCTTGGACACGAGTTTAGTCCTAAAGGTAAAAGACCTTCAGCACAAGAAATGGGCAAAGTAGCAAGACTTTCAACTGAACCCGTAGATCGTAACTGGAATGTAGCATTGTCAAACATTAACGACATTGAAGGGTTACGCTCACTCTACAATGAGGCGAAACAAGGTAAAGCACCATCTAGTATTCTTGAAGCGATCAAAGGTAAGGCTGATGGAATCGTTAGAACTCAAACAAGCAATTAGCGTGCTACAAGCACACTGCAACGAGTTAGGCGAACTAGTCGTCACTCTCACTCAAGACCCTATACTTCGGGCTAAAACCCTTGCCAGACTAGCTGAACAGACGACACGCCTACATTTTTTGACATCTTTCAGCGAAGATTAGGTGTTTCAGCACTTTATGTGCTTAGATACTTGACATGCGGACAACTAGGTTAGACAACAGCACAAGCATCTTCAACGAAGGTGACATGTTCTGTTTACAATGCGGCCAAATTATCCCTTACAGCACTTGGGCTAAAAACAAGTCAAGGCACAGACCACAATGGGATCACTGTGCAGACTGCAGGGCAACACCAAAACTGCGACTCATAGTCAATCATCCAATTTTAGGCAAAATAGAGTGCATACCCTACACAGGTGAAGTTGATGAGCTGTGGCGACCAATCAACGCTATAGGCGACCTCTACATGCCTGGAGAACGTTTATGCGGGTTCAAAGATTGTGTCAACAGAAATCATGTTATTAAACCTGCAAAGAAAACAGTTTCAGATTTGGACTTAATTTTGATGAGCAGCGAAATAAGGCAACAAGACAAGAGAGCAAGGACAAAATAATGGGTTATAGAGAGATGGATTTAGTTTGGGATAACTCTCAAGCAAGTAAAACAGACAAATTAGTGTTGTTGGCTATTGCTCGCAGATATAAGGTTGGGGTGGGGGCTTGGCCTAGTCAAGATTATTTGGCTAAGGTTTGCGGTGTTGATAATAGATCTATCAGGAATAGTATTAGGCGACTTGAAACGTTGGGTGAGTTGCGTTGGGTGAAGGGCAGTAATCTTTCTCAGAAAGCGAATTTGTATTGGATTTCTTGTATTGAAACGACAAAAACTTCCGCTATATCTGCAAAAACTTCCGGTGAAAACGACAAAAACTTCCGCCTATTATATAAACAATTAAATAAATTAGATAAGCAAGAAATAAATAAGTTTGAGTCAACAGATTTTACGCCTCTGTTTTGGAAGTCTTGTGATGTTTCTGGGTTTGCTCCGTTGCAGGTGCAGGTGTTGTTGAAACAGTTTGAACAGTCTTTTGAGTGTAGTTCTGCTTATACCGAGAAGGTCAGGCTTGAGCGTTGGTGGACATTTTTGAACAATGCTGAGAGGGATGCTGAGTGATGATTGATTTTGAAGAGCTTGTGATTGGGAGTTTGTTGTCGAATCAGGGTAGGGGTTTCGGTGATCTTGCTATTTCGGGTGAAGATTTTGATTCGCCTTGGTTTGTTCAGGCTTTTGATGTGATGTCTAAACAGTTTGATGCTAAAGCCTTTTTTGATGTGTTTACTGTGTGTGCAGAGTTGAAGGATCAGACTGTTAGGCAGCGTGTTTGTGATGCTGTGATGTTGGCTGTTTATCCCGCTAATTTGCATTATTATGTGTCGAAGGTTGTTGAGGCGAGTGTTGACCGGCAGTTGAGGTTGTTGGCTTCAGATTTGCAGACTGATGTTTCTGGGGGTGTGCAGGCGAGAATTGATGCTGTTCGGGCTAAGTTAGATAAGTTGCGTGTTGCTGAAGCATTGGAGTTGCCTGATTTGCGTTGGGATTTGCAGATGATGTTGAATGACATTTTGAATCCGAAACGTTTGTTGCCTACTTGTTTTGAAGGTTTAAATAGTTTGATTGTGGGGTTGAAGCAGTCGGGTTTGTATGTGTTTGGGGCTAGACCTGGGGTTGGTAAGACTGTGGTTGGTTTGCAGTTGGCTTGGGAGATTGCTCGGCGTGAGGATGTGCTGTTTTTTAGTTTGGAAATGGATAAGGCTAGCCTGTTGAATCGTGTTGTGGCAGGGGAACTGCAGATTACTTTAAGCAAAATTGAGCGAGGTGATTTACTTGATGCTGATAGACGGAAGATACAGGATTTGATTCGCACTGTCGAAAATAAGTTGATTATCAGTGATCGTGGCGGTCAAACTGTGGCACAGATTAGAGCTTACGTGAATGCTGTGATGTTGAAGCGACCTGTGAAAGCCATTTTTGTTGACTATCTGCAACTCATTGCAGCAAACAATCCGAAGGCACCGAAGTATGAACAGATTTCGCAGATTAGCATTGATTTGAAGAATCTTGCTAAGGAGTTTGGTGTTCCTGTTGTTGCGTTGGCTCAGTTGAATAGGCGTGTAGATCAGGGTAAACCTGATGAACGTCCTAATGCTTCTGATTTGCGTGATTCTGGTCAGATTGAACAGGATGCGGATGTGATTGTTATGTTGTCTAGGAAGCAGTCTGATGCTGATGTGTTGAAAGATATTGCTATTGGTAAGGGTAGGAATGCTGATAGGTTGAGTTTTGGGCAGAAGAGTTTAATTGTTTTGGATGTTGTAAAGAATAGGCATGGTGCTACGGGTTGGTTTGAAGCAAACTTTGTTGGTGAGTTCTCTAGGGTTAAGGAGATTGGGTTTGCAGGATAATCAGGTTGAGTGTTGTAAGTGTGGTTTTAGGTGGGCTGTGAACGCTGAGAAACGTAATCGTAAGGATTTGTTGTGTGTTAGTTGTCGTGTGAAGCCTGCTACAACGATTCAGTATGGCAAGTTGCGGTGTAGTCCGCATGTTGGGGCTGTAGATCAGTTTTTGAATCCTGTTGACGAGTTTGGGAGGCTTGTTTTGGTTGGGGAGCGTGTTTGTGGGCATCGGGATTGTGTAAACCCGTCGCATATTGTCGCAGGTTGATTGTATGCTCATTATGATTCGTTAAAACATTTATTTATTAGGAAAAGGAAAAAGTTATGGCTGTTGTAAAAGTTTCAGGTAAAGTATCAAAAGTTTTTGGGGCAAGCAATCAGGGTTTGAATCTTGTTGAATCCTATAAGTCTGCTACTGGTGAAGATTACACTCGTAGTTATACTGTTTGGTTTGCTGTCGCTCATGGTGTTGCTGAGGGTGCTGAGGTGACTGTGTTTGGGCAACTGTCAACAAAGATTGAAGATTATGAAGATCGTAATGGTCAGGCTGCACGTAAAGTGAAACTTGACATCAATAATGCTCAAATCGATGCACCTAAGCCTGTTGAAGTTTCTGCACCTTTCTAAATGCGAACTTGGTTGACAGGGTTTCTGTTTGGGACTTTGCTGTTAACTGACTCTTTGTTTACAGTTCAACCTCTATCAGCTCTAAATGGGTTGGTGGGGGTTTTCTGTTATCTAGTTATTTTGGTGAACTGGTATGGCAAGGGATAGTTTTAGTTTTACTGTGTTTGGGGTTGATCCTGCACCTCAAGGGTCAAAGAAGTATGTCGGTCAGAGAACAACAGCTGCAGGTGCGAAGATACCTATGATTGTTGAAAGTTCACCTAAGTTGCCTGCTTGGAGGAAGGCTGTCAGTAATGCTGTAAAACAGGCTATGACTGATTCTGGGGATGATTCTATGTTTGTGGGGGCTGTGAAGGTTGAGGCAGTGTTTTATTTGACACGCAAGAAGTCTGTGACTAGATCTTTGCCTACTGTTCCACCTGATGTCGATAAACTTGCACGCAGTTTGCTTGATTCCTGCACTTTTGGGGGTATTTGGAAGGATGACAGTCAAGTTGTGAGGCTTGATGTCTCTAAGAAGTATGCTGTCGGACAGTCAGGTGTAGCGGTAACTATCACAAATTACCTGTAATTCTGTTACATAAATGTAATCAAAAACATAGGCTCAAATGTTGCTTATTTCATGTCTTTACTGCAATGATTGTTCTATCAGCCAAAGCGGTTGAGAAACGGACAAAGGACAAACAAATGACAAGTATCAAATTTGCAACAAACAAGGCAGGAACTCAGATTGCTTTTGAATGGCACAATTCAGCTATGCGTTGGGTCAGAATCTCATTGGACAAAGCAAACTTCCTAATTGCAACTTCAGATCTAGTAGAAGTTGTAGGTGCATGATGAGGACACCTGAAGAACTATTCCTTGATGCAATCAACACCTATAAAGCATGGTTGGCAGTGGGTAAAGATTTTCTGAATCACAGTGACTTATTTGAGATTTGGGATTGTGCAATCACTGCTTACGCTCAATCAGTGTTTATTACACGCAACAGAGCAGTGTCGCATGTTCTTCAAGGATTGGAAGTGATGAATTGAAAACAATGATGTGGTGTTTCAGTGTGATTGCAGGCAGTTACCTTTTCATGTTCGTTGTAGGTATGTTGGGCAAGATTGTTTGGGGGTTGTAATGAGTGCTGAAGGGGTTCGTGAATATTATCGTAAACAAGGCGAACAGCGAGTGCGTGAACGCATGCTCGAGTTGCTGGACAAATACATTTTCGGTGGGCTAGTTGTTGTGCCTGTCGAAGATTTGCTAAAACTTATTAAAGAAGGACAAACAGATGAGTGAGTGGAAAAATGACGATGAGGTGACTACAACTTATGCATCTATACAGTTATCGATTGAACAGGCTTATGTTGCAGGTGTTAAAACTGAACAGAAACGCATAATTGAATTGTTAAAGCGAAATCCTTTTATTTGGATGAATGATGTTCAACTTATTCAAATTGGTAGGGACGAGCTAATCAGACAAATTGAGGGAATGAAAAATGAGTAAAGAACTTAGAATGTTATTTGTTGCTCTATTTTTTATTTTCATCGGGGTTGTGGCTTTATGGTGGCAAAGTCGCAACTGTTATCAAATCGAGTATCAGGATCTATCTGGTAGTCACTCTACGACTGTTTGTGAAGGGAAAATGTGATGAGCTGCAGTAATTGTGTAAATCAAACTTGTCAATGCTTCAGGTTGAATGCCGTCAACATTTGGAGTAAAGATTATCGGGCAGGCAAAATGGAGGGCATAAGGGTTGAACACACTAGAACTAGTGATGCTTTGATTGAACTTGAAAGAGCAAAAGTTATTTCAAACGCTCAAATGCAAG